TCTCCAGATATACGGATAGACGTTTTAAAAGGTCTATCAGCCTTCCCAGAGTAGCGAACTCTGATGGCGACTCCAAACGGACTTGAACCGTCAACCTCCGCCGTGACAGGGCGGTGCTCTAACCAATTGAGCTATGAAGCCAGGTGAGATGTCAGATTAATCAGATCCACATCTCTGAGTCGTTTCCTAAGACAGGTGACCAACCCCGAACCTATATCGTGAGATTACGTACACGCCAGAAGCTACTAATGACTGGGCATCAATAAGTGTTTAATTTTTACGTACACTTATACACGTATAGGTGATTAGCCTATAGAGCGTATGACAGGAATCGAACCTGCACCTCTAACTTGGAAGGATAGGGCACTACCACTATGCAACATACGCATTGCTTGCTTTTATTCCCATACCCTGGAAGTGGTGCAAGCGGAACCATTAGTTTCGGAGGCAGGATTTGAACCTGCGACTTCCAGCTTATGAGGCTGGCGAGATGGCCGAACTTCTCTACTCCGATAAGATCTCTGTTTAGTTATTTTGCTCCCCAACCTGGATTCGAACCAGGAACCTTAGAGTTAACAGCTCTCTGCTCTGCCGTTGAGCTATCGGGGATTGCTACTATATTATTGTAGCACGTTCACAAACTTGTTGTCAAGAATTCCTGACAAATACTTTGCAGCAACAGCAACATTTCCTGACGAAGTTGTGTTTGGAATTAGACCAAAAACATTTGACTTGTAGCTAGATACTGAGCCTGTTGCAAAGTAGTCTGTGTTAGCGTCAAATGTATATACGCTAGAGACTGCACCCTTTTTATTTAGGTCACCAACACTTACAGAGTTTACATCCTGAATACATGCTGGATAGTTTACTGCAGCCCCTGCCTTATTTCCAGTAGATGAAAATACTGGAACACCCTTTGCCTTTAGGCTAGAGATAGTAGACTGAATCTGTGGCTCGACTACCCTAACATTCACTCCGCCAGTTGTGGATAGTGAGCATGTCTTATTCCCAGACAGATTGTATGAAAATGATACAGCTCCTACATCAGATCTGGATGACACATAGGACAGCGACTTCAAGAAATCATTTCCGTTTAGTGTTGAAATAGAAACTACTCCAGTTCGGCTATTCTTTGTTGCAGATGCAGCACGAACCAAAACTAGCTTAATATTTGGATTTTGCTTTAGAGCAACTTCTGCCATGGCTGTACCGTGGTTATAGGCATCTGAGAATCCAGACCGTGGTGTTGGTGTTAGCTCACATCCAGAAACAGCTACACAGACTGACTCTACGTTGCCAGCAATCTTAGATACATCAAAGTAGCTGTCTACAATAACAAGACTCTTTGACTCTTCTGCCTGTGCTGGTGTTACAAATGACAACGCAATAACTGCAGATGCCGCAATGCTAATAATTTTTTTCATACCCTTATTTTCTATACTAAAATTTTGATTACTGGGGCACACGGATCTCCGCCGTCTTCCCATTCTTTTTCTTCTTCTTCGGACATGTATGGATCACCATCATGTGTATAGCAGAATGGCTGAGTTACCCAGCCCTTGTCTATACCGACTTGAAGCCATTCCCAGACTTCTTCAGTTACATTTTTCTCATCTATGCTCATGTATATATTCTATCCTCTTAGCTGATATTTGTCAAGCATTATTCGTTGCTTAGTAAATAATTTGTTACATCTGGATTGTCACGGATGATTGTCAAGAATGCGTCTTCATACATGGCAATAAAATAATGTTCCCAGATATCAATCACTTCGCCTGGCTGCACATCATCCATGTTTGGTCTAATGCCAGAGCTTCCCGAAGAAAATCTGACTGCATGGAATAGCTCGTGAAACAAGACTTGTCGCTTACGACTAGGGGTAGCGGCTTTATCAATTACAATGATGTTTCCCTCTTGAATTGTATAGCCATAGCTTCCATCATTTAAAAGACCATCGGTATTCTTTGTGCGTTCTTCTACGAACCATGCCTGGCTACCAATTTTAATCTTGTTGGGTAGTTTTGGATGCTTGGTTGTCTTGCTTGTTGCCATGAGAAAACCCCTTCTAGATAGTGTTTTCATATAGTATACACTAGCCAGAAGGGGCTGTCAAGGGGTTGGACTGGTCTTTTACTGCTCTGAGTTCTTGTCTACCTTAGCAAAGGCTGCATTAATCTCGTCTAGGGTTAGCTTTCCATCCTCTAGGAATGCTCTTGCCAGCTTCTCTATTACAGTTGCGACACCTAGGATACCTGCCATAAATACAGCTGATAGTAGGTCTATACCTACGACTGCTCCAGCACCTAGTACTGATAGACCTGAAGCTGCAAATACAGCCAGGATTCTCCAGATTACGTTCTTGATTGTAGCAATTCCTCCTGCTACACCAGTTTCTTCTTCCATTTTTGATTCCTTTCTACTTGGGGTTAAATCTAAATGGTTTTTTATTTCTTTTCATACCTCACAGCTGAATTAATCAAGCCTTCTGTTTTTTCTTGTAGTGCGTCATAGTAATTATTCATACTATTATTCACCGTCCTTTCTCAATGGATACGTCACCGTCCATAGCACGAGCGTACCCAAGATGCAATATCCTACGATGGTCTTTGCAGACCCCTCTAGGACTACCCAGGCTACAAACATACCCAATAGGGTCCATGCTTGGCCTAGAATATCATTTAAAAATTTCTTCATTTTATGGCTTTCTCCTTGTTGATCCTGATCCACCTGAAGATCCTCCAGATGCCCCACCTCCAGATGATGAACCTGTAGATGTGGATGCCGCTGCAGCTGCTGAGGCGACTGCGTTAACAGCTGCTCCAGTAGCAATAACGGATGCGATAACTGTCTTTTCTGCTTCCTCACGGACAGCAGGTGCCATGTCAGCACCAACGTTACCAAGATTATTTAACACTTCAAGTGCTGCTCCAGCTGCGTCACCGAGCAATGGAATTGCTGCTAGCTCAGACGGTAGTTCAGCGTCGTCTGCCTCTGCGGCAACTGCAAGTGCTTCAAGTGCTTGCTCATAGGCTGGTGACCCCTGCTCTGCTGTTTCAAATACAACAAGGGCTGCTTCTACTAGCTGTTCTACCTGTGTATCTGTTAGATCTTCTGGTGCAGTATCTACAAGATTCTCAATCTCTGATACCGCTTCGTCTACTCGTAGCTCAGATTCTGGTTGTACTTCTGGGGTTGTTGGCGGCTCTGGTTCTGGTAGCGGCTGTACGATAGGCGTTGTTGGCTCTTCAACAGGTTCCTCGCTCTGCGTAGGTGCAGGTGTTGGCTCTTCAGAAGGTGGCGTGGTTGGTTCGGGATCCACTGTTGGTTCTGGTGTAGGGACAACTGGCTCCTCTGTTGGTGTGGGAGTAGGAGTAACTACAGGCTCTGGAGTCACTACAGGCTCTGGTACTATTATAACAGGAGTTTCTGTGGGAGTTGGTGTAGGCTCTGGAGTAGGAGTTGGGGTTGGTTCTGGAGTGGGCACTGGTGTTGGAATAGCCTCGTAGAGAGGCAGAAATATTAAAACCTTAACAGTTCCCCCTGCTGGGTCTCCATATATATTTGATGACTCAACAGTTACTGATGTTTGGCCAGAAGCTAGCTGTGTTAGGGTAGAGGATACATCGAGGCCACGTGTGGCATTATCTGGATCTCCATACCAAGCGGAAATGCTAACAATTCTCTGACCCTCTGGTGCTATAACCTCGATGGCTGATCCCTCGGATAGTATGGTTGCTCCCTCTGGCACAAAGGGTCTTGGAGTTGGTTCTACCGTTGGCTCTGGGGTAGGCTCTACTGTAGGGATAGGGGTTGGTGTGGGTGTTTGTGTGGGCTCGACTGTTGGTTCTTGAGTTGGTGTAGGAGTAGGCGTTGGGTCTACTGGAGCGTCTGTGGATTCTGGGGTAGGGGTTGGGGTAGGGGCTACTGGCTCTGGCTCCAATACTGGTGGCTGCTCTACCTGAACAACTCCATATTCTTCTAGGGTAACAACGCTACCATCTGTGAGGCGAACCCCTGTGCGTGTCTGACCTTCATAGGTTGGTCCAGTAAGTGAGTATGAAATTGAAACTGTTCCATCGGTATTAATTGCAGCGACAATATTAATGTTAGTTGGGTCAGTTGCACCCTGTAGCCAAATAGGTCTAGCAGATATGTCTACCTGGAATCCACCATCCGATGCACGGATAACTAGGTGCTCGTCTACCCTAGAGTCTGGATATACTACCCAGTCCATTGAATACAAAGAAATAGATGGGGTAGATGGATATGTCCAGTATGTGCCATCTGGATTGCCAAATGTAATGACAGAGTTTGTTGTTGCATAGACAGAGCTATACTCAACTCCGTCAAAAGTTACAGTGGTAGTTAGTGGAACCTGATATGAAGAGTCATCTCCTCCAGGAGTGGTAACAACAATTACTACTGGCTCTGCAGGCTCTTCTGCCATAGCTGGGGTAGCAAAAAATAGTGGCATGAAGGCCATTGAAATTGCTGCGAACAGTCTTGGGGTTTTAATTTGTATCTCCTTGTTAGTGGGGTATGCCTAACTATTTAATTATATCATTATTTAGGTATAGAAAAAGGGGCTAGGTTTCCCCAGCCCCAATCTCAATAACTTTAGAAGTCCCAGTCTTCGTCCTCTGTAGACTCTTGCTTTCCAATAACATAGCTAGAACCAGACCCACTAAAGAAGTCGTGGTTCTCATCTGCGTTTGGAGACAGAGCAGACAAGATAGCTGGATTTACATCACAAGTATCTCTAGCAAATAGTGGATCAAATCCAAGATTCATCAGAGCCTTATTTGCATTGTAGTGCAGGAACTTCTTAACATCTTCAGTCAATCCAAGACCATCGTAAAGATCAGCAGTATACTTGATTTCATTTTCGTATAGCTCCATCAGTAGGTCATATGCGTATGATGTTAGTTCATCCTTACGCTCTTGCGATGACTCGTTGAATGCCTGCTGAAACTTGTAACCAATATAGTAACCATGAACAGCCTCATCACGAATGATAAGTCTAATTAGGTCAGCGGTGTTGGTTAGCTTTGCACGACTTGACAAATACATAGGCCAGTAGAAACCTGAGTAGAACAAGAATGATTCGAGCAGAGTTGAGGCAACCTTTCGCTTCTCTGGATCATCTCCATAGTAACGCTCTAGGACAATCTCTGCCTTCTTCTGTAGGTATGGATTTTCCTCTGACCATCTAAATGCATCCTCAATCTCCTGTGTTGATGTCAGGGTTGAGAATACACTAGAGTATGACTTAGCGTGTACAGATTCCATGAATGCGATATTGGTAATTACCGCCTCTTCGTGCTGTGTACGTGCATCTGGCATTAGAGACATCGCTCCAATGGTACCCTGGATGGTGTCAAGCATTGTTAGTCCAGTAAACACACGCATTGTAAGAAACTTTTCTTCTTCTCTTAGCGTAGCCCAGGCTGGGATATCGTTTGACAATGGCACCTTCTCAGGTAGCCAGAAGTTAGCTGTTAGTCTATTCCAGACATCGAGGTCGATTGGGTCCTCAAGCTTGTTCCAGTTAATTGGTCTTGTAATCATTTCTCTCCTTATAGCATGCATGATACGCACTCTTCAACGTCTGTACCCTCTAGGGCCATCTGACGAATGCGGATGTAGTAAATAGTTTTGATTCCTTGCTTCCATGCGTAAATCTGTGCACGGTTGACATCTCTTGTTGTGGCTGTGTCCTTGAAGAACAGGGTCAGCGATAGACCCTGGTCAACGTGCTGAGTTGCAGCAGCGTAGACATCAATAATCTTTTCTGGACCAATCTCATAAGCATCCTGGAAGTATTCTAGATTGTCATTGGTTAGGTAAGGTGCTGGGTAGTAAACACGGCCAAGCTTTCCCTCTTTACGAATTTCAATCTTTGACGCAATTGGATGGATAGACGAAGTAGAGTTATTGATATAACTGATTGACCCCGTTGGCGGAACAGCCTGAAGGTTCTGATTGTATAGGCCATACTCCATCACATCATGTGCTAGGTTTTCCCAATCTTCCTGTGTTGGAATGGCAATGTTAGCATCACTAAATAGTCTGGCAACCTTTTCGGTCTTTGGCTTCCACTCCTGTGTAACGTACTTGTCAAAGAAGGTTCCATCGGCATACTTAGAATTTTCAAAGTTTTCGAATGGTGAGCCAGTCTGAACTGACATCTTGTTTGAAGCACGAAGTGCATGATATAGAACAGTATAGAAATAAATGTTGGTGAAGTCAATAGACTCTTCATCTCCATAGTGCATACGCTCCTTACCAAAGTAACCGTGAAGGTTCATCTGGCCAAGGCCAATGGCACGTGACTTCTTGTTACCCTCGGCAATCGACATTACAGACTTGATGTATGACATGTCTGCAACAGAAGTCAATGCACGGATAGCAGTCTCAATAGTCTTACCAAAGTTTGGAGACTCCATAGCCTTAGCAATGTTTAATGATCCTAAGTTACATGAGATGTCCTTGCCAATGTTGTCATAGGATAGGTCATCGTTATATGTTGTAGGAGTGTTTACCTGCAGGATTTCAGAACATAGGTTAGACATGTTGATACGTCCCTCAATAGGATTGACGTTGTTTACAGTGTCTTCGTACACAATGTATGGATACCCTGACTCAAACTGAAGCTCAGCAATGGTCTGGAAGAACTCACGGGCCTTAATCTTTGACTTTTTAATTCTTGAGTCATCCACCATTTCTTGGTACTTCTCCGTGATTGAAATATCTGACATCGGTACTCCGTAGACCTTCTCAACATCATATGGAGAGAAGAGGTACATGTCTTCGTTGTTCTTAGCCAACTCAAGGGTGACGTCTGGAACAACAACACCGAGGCTGAGGGTCTTGATACGAACCTTCTCGTCAGCGTTCTCACGCTTGGTGTCTAGGAACTTCATGATGTCTGGGTGGTGTGCATTTAGATATACGGCACCTGCACCCTGACGTGAACCTAGCTGGTTGGCATATGAGAATGCATCTTCCAGCATCTTCATAACTGGAATAATACCTGAAGACTGGCCTTCGATCTTCTTGATCGGTGCACCTGATTCACGGATGTTTGTCATGTTTAGTGCAACACCTCCACCACGCTTTGAAAGCTGTAGTGAGGAGTTCACTGCACGAGCGATTGACTCCATGTTGTCCTCAATACGTAGCAAGAAGCAAGATACAAATTCGCCACGCTGTGCCTTGCCTGCATTCAGAAAGGTTGGTGTTGCTGGCTGGAAACGACCTGAGATAATCTCATCTACTAGGTCTCTTGCCAAGTCTTCGTCACCCTGGGCCAGCATGAGGGCATTCATTGCTACACGATCTTCAAAACGCTCTAGGTAACGCTCACCATCAAAAGTCTTTAGTGCGTATGAGGTATAGAACTTGTATGCACCGACAAAGGTTGGGAATCTAAACTTGTATGCATATGTCTGCTTAAACAAATCCTTAATGAAGTCTGCTGGATACTGATCCAGAATTGCTGAATCGTAATACTCTTTTGTGACTAGATAGTCTAGCTTTTCCTCGAGGCTGTGGAAGAACACTGTATTTAAGTTTACGTGATCTAGGAAATAGGCTCTTGCTGCTTCTCTATCTTTTTCAAACTGAATCTTTCCATCTGCCCCGTAGAGGTTGAGCATTGCGTTTAGTTCGTGGTAACTGTAATTGTCCATGGCAGACTGGCCTTTCTTGTTTTTTAAATAGTAATGTACCGTTTTTGTTGTATTGGTTGGTACGACCAAAAAGTATTTGGATATCTATTCTAACCCCATTTTAAAAAATATGGAGACAAGAAAAGGGAAGGATTTTTGCCCTCCCCTTCTCAAGTTTACTCAAATTACTTGCGAAGTGCAACCTTAGCCTTTGGGAACTTCTTGTTCCACTTGGCAGCTAGGGTGTTATACTTCTTGATCTCTGCAGCCTTCAGGACGGCGATCTGGGCATTCAGGTCTGCAATAGTTGCAGTTGCAATAGCAAGCTCTGCATCCTTAGCAGCAACTAGACCAGCAAGGTCCACAACCTTTAGCTGACCCTTGACAAAGCCAGCAGGCTTGGCAAGACCAGTTACCTGAGCAGCTACGGTAGCAGTTGCAATTAGGTCATAGGTATCTACTGACAGACCAGTTAGCTCCTTAACGGCAGTACCGTCAGTTGCTGTGGTCAGGGAGTAGGTGTTAGTTGCTGATCCACTGATGACCTGTAGGGCAACAGTTGCACCAGAAACTACGTTACCGAACACGTCGGTACCAGTAGCAGTCACCTTAGCAGTGGTTCCTAGAGCAGCGGTTGGTGCAGACAGGGCAATTGCGTTTAGAGCACCTGCGGTTCCCTTTACGTAGTAGGTCACTGCAGCAGCAGATCCAACATTGATGACAACCTTGCCCACCTTAGTAGTCTTGGTATATACCTTGAATCCTGCCGTAGTGCCAGTACCAGTAGCGATATCTAGACGGGCTACGCCAGTAGATGCAGTGATGGCACCAGTTGTTCCAGCAGCAACCAAGGTTGCATCAGTAGCTACCACAACAACAGCCTCGCCAGCAGTAATGCCAGTTAGAGCAAAGTCTAGGGTGTCTGTAGTGTCTACAGAGTTATCTGCAGGAACTGGTAGTGCGATTGCCGAAGCTTCGGCGGTTCCAGCGGTTGCTGGTGCTGAGCCTGCAACAGTTAGTGCATAGGTTGCACCGACTGCAAGGGCTGGAGCTGCTACGAGAGTAGTTGTTACAAGGGCTAGTGCAGAGGCAATAGCAATTAGCGGCTTCTTTAGTGAAGTCATATTTTTGTTTTCCTTTTCTGTTTATTGTTTGATTTTATATTAAATCAAATCTTTGTAAATAATCTTGCACTTCTTTGGGCATAGGCTTATACTTTATCACATTGTTGCTGTCTGTGTCAAGTGTCTGTTTCGGTCTATCCCTAAAAGTATGAATCTCTACTTCAAGGTTAGCGTCCTTTGGAGTATGAGATATGGCACCAAAGACAGCACCACAAACAGCATCCGCAAGGTCCTTAGAAAGCTTTCTAGGGTGGTCTACACGGTTGTTCTTCATAATCTTAAGCTCTGTAAGCTCTTCGAATAAAAGATCTATTGCAGGCATGGCTAGTCGTTCTTCATATACAAGCATAGCCATGTCTTCATAATGCTTCTTGGCAACAGAAACCGTTTCAGTACGAATACCGACGGCCTTTAGCTCATTCTGAATGTCGAATGACTGCCAGCGGTCAAATGATACCATGCCGATATCAAAGCCCTGTCTACGCAAGTTTTGAATCCACTGCTTAACCTCAGAAAGGTTTACGGGTCCTTCGATCTTTGGCTCCCAGTATACCACAGCATCTACTATTACCATAGGGACTACCTGCTCGTAATCTTTCATTACCTGTACAGATACCCACTTTTCTACGTGAGCGATTGCTACCGCACACTTGTCGTGCTTCTGGGCAAGGTCAGCGTGGACATAGTACTTCTTGTCTGGGTCTGGCTTAAATGTTTCATCAAATCTCTTCGAGTTATCGATCGGATTTCTGATCGTCATACAAGCACGAACCTTGTCTTGTTGCTTAAAGAATGCATCTGACGCAAAGGTTGGAACACATGCAAAACGCTGCATGGCATCTCCAATATCTGTATAGAATGCAAGCTTGAAGTCATCGATTTTACGAGTAGGATTAACTACCCATGTTGGACGCTTAAGTGCAAACATACCTGGATACTTATACGAAATAATTGTATCCTCATCCCACTCAATTTCCAATGAGTTACCTTCCGCATTTTCTGGAAGATCTGGATTCATAACAAACTTATGAGTCTTGTGAACAACATCCTTCTCTGCAATCACATCGTCGTACCTTGTGGAGATGAAGTCTCCTGGGTAACGTGGGAAAGAGAGTAGGGCAACCTTGCCAAGGTCTGGGAAACGAGAATCTACTGACGCACGGAAAGCTTTGTAGATATTATCTGCAGTCTTACCTTGATCATTACCTGTTCCAATTTCTTGAGCAAAGCCAGAAATCTCATCAAGAACTGCGAGTATAAGGTTAAGACCCTCATGCGATTCTCTTTCAGAGTGACCTGAGTAGACTGTAATCGAATGGTCAAACTCAATACTTTCAGCCTTGGCGTGGAACTTACCAGCGAACCATGGGGACCTTTCAATCTTTGACTTAAACCCCTTAAAGAAAACGTTCTTGGCTTGCTGGGCGTTGATAGCAACGTTAATGATGTCAATAGCGTCGCCGCTTGGCTTACCAAAGTAGCGAGCAGGGTCTTTAAGGCATAGTAGCTTATATACAATATAAGAACACGCAACAGTAGACGTAAAGTCTTTTCCAGACCCCTTACCCAACTGGAGGATAACCTCATTCTTAGTATACTTCTTATAATAGCGTCTACCCTCTTCGTCTCCGAGAAGATCGATTAAATCTTCTAACTTATAAATTTGTGACATTGCTTCTACAATATCGTACTGCACCTGCGATAGTGGTGGCTGTCCTAGAAATGCCTCGCCCTCGACGAAAGTCTTGGCGTCTACTGGAATCTCAGCAAAGTTATTATCTTTAAGTACTTCAAAGAACTCATTGAACATCGTGGACAATTGTTACTACTTCCTTTTCTTTGGAAACCTCAGACAGTCTACGCATAATCTTGTCACGTACCTCTGGGTGCTCTGTAGCAATATCACGCAAAATGTTTTTAAGAATGTCTTGATTACGCTCAATCTCCATCATTTCTTCTGCAAGCTCCTTATTCTCTAGGAGTCCTGCCTTCTGGAGCATGTCAATTCGAGTCTTCTCAATATCCATAACTAGCTTAATAGATGCATTCTTTGCACCTAGGTTTGCTGTTGTAGTTGCATCGTCCATAACCTCGTAGGCTTTTTGAATTAGCTTGTTGTAATGAGCGTCTGCTCCAGCAAGAGCTTCCTTGGCACGTGCACGGATAATCGCATTGTCTGCAGCGAGCCCCCTCCACTCGTCAATGAGTGCAACAACCTTTTGTCTAGGCATTGCAAGCTCTTTTGAAATCTGAGTAGGCTCATTGCCCTGTAGATACTTTTCTACAACCCTATTTACTTCATCTAGATGGGCTACTAGGTCTGCTTCTGTAGACATTATTTCTTAACTCTCTTCTTTGGTATACGTTTAATTCTATCAGATCGGAAGCTTCTAAATGCCCCTGCCTGCCCACGAAACACCTCGAAGCAGTCTACCCACTCTGCACCGTTCTCATGTCTAACAAGACTATCGAACTTAAACTTTAATCCGTACTCGCCAGATACTTTGAAGATTTCTCCTCTAACGATTATTTTACCGTCTGGGAGTACTAGCTGTGGTTCTTTTTGGAGTTGGGTCATTAGGCTTTTCCCTCAAGTCGTTTAATCTCGTCATTAATATAAAAGATTGCTTTCTTGAGATCTTCGATGTGTCTGTCTTCATTCTTTAATCCTGCTCTCCATAGGTACTTAATTGCGTTTCCAATATTAAAATTACGGTGTCTTGTTACATCAATACATTCTACCCCCGAAGGGTCTGATGTATAGTGTGTCGGATGATTAACCATGTCAGTCATCGTTTTGATCTCCTAAGCTTAAATTTAGCAAGATAAACGTAGATGGTCTCTACGCTTGTCCCACATTCCTTTGCGATATCTTCTGGACTCTTTTTGTCCATCCAGTAGCGTTTCTTTAGCCACGCTTCATTAGTATATAGTTTTGCCATTTATTTGTCAATCTTTCCCCAGTTATTAATTGCGTAGTGACCAATACCGACCGCATCAGCGACGTCGTCATCTGATAGGTTCTTGTCGTAATAAGTGTTAACAAACTTAATAGTTCTTTGCTTCCTTATTTCTCTAGACTTATTCTGGTACCAGTTCTTAGACTTACCTGGAAACTCTAGCATCATCTTTTGCTTCTCGGCTGCAGTAAGTTTACCATTGCCAATAAACGTTTGCCAAGTAATTGGATTGATAGAGCCTGCCGTACGTACCCCAGAAATCCTGGCTGCACCAAGAAGTGCCCCCTGGATCAGGGCAAGGTCTGAGGCCGTCTTTGGGCTATTGATAAAGATGGTGTGCTCAATTACAATAGCGTCTATCTCAAACTGTTTAAAAAATGGCATAGACTTACGTGCTGCGTCTCCAAGCTTCTGGTAGGCATTAAGCCCGTCGAACTTAATCTTTCCGCATTTAACTAAGGTATTACCAGAAAAGATAGCAAAAGCAAGGCTATTAGTGCTAGCATCGATAGCACAAATATTTTTGGGTTTTTCATTAATCTTCCTTATATTTACCATTGGCAAACCCCTTAATCTCTTTGAGTATTTTATTTACATCATTTGGATTTACTAGACACTGCTGACACAAAGAATCATCATTGTAAATAGATAGGTTTGCACCGCATGATCCACAGGGCCTACTCTTACCAAGTCTTTTCTTTCTGCGAGATATTTGATATCTAGCAGCAATTTTTTCCTTGGTTGCTGAATCTCTACAGATTACTGAACAGTAAATCTGATAGGTTATTTCAGTGCTGAAGGTGTTATCACACCACTGGCAGTGCTTTGTTTTCATCTAGAGGCTCCAAAGATTTAATCTTTAATAGTCCCTCGCCTGCACCTGCACACGCAACCTGGAGGGGACACGTCTTGCAGATTTTAGAATTTGAACGGTAGTTTTTCTCAGGCAAGGTCTTATCTTCCCAGGCCTTTCTAACTGTCTTCATCCATTCAAATGCTTGGTTTACCCACTGAACATAGTAACCACCAGGGGTTACTTCGACAGGCAGAATCAACAAGTCGTGATTATTCTTATTCTCATATATAAGAACTGCCTTTGTCTTATTTAGAATCTTCATATAGATTAGTAGCTGAATCAGGTGACCAGTCTTTGGCTTCCCGTGATTCTTTCTATACTCGAATCCCTCACTTGGCATAGTTTTAATCTCGCCAAGAAGCTCTTCACCATCCCAATTAAGCATTACGTCGCCGTAACCAAAAATTGGTGGATCATTGTATGTAATCTTAAACTCTGAATCCACAAGAAGTCCTGGAACGTTGCCCATGGCTTCCTGAATACGCTCGTGCGACTTTGTACCAGCGGTCATGTTGGCACCGCCATACGCATCTGCATTGTCGCTAAACATTGCACCATTAAATGCTAGGTACCAATATCTAGGGCACTCTCCATGCGAAAACGCAATTGTGGATGGAGCGAACGTCTTCTTGGTTGTGAACTTGTCAACACGATTAATCGTATATCCAGATCTAATCTTTTCAATAAGCTGATCAGTATCTAAGAATGAATCAATCTTCCTAGCTACTGGCTTCAGCATTACTTCTTTCAATAAACTTTTTGCCATAATAACACCTAGCGAGTAATATACTTAAGAGCTGATACCAATTGGTTAATTGATTCTGCAGCTGTATAGTATATGTTTTTCTTCGCTCTATCTCCCTTATCTACGTTAGTCAACCATGTTGCCTTAAAGGCCATCTTGGCAGCAATTGCCTGCAGTCTAACGATCTCTACGGTTGCGACATTCAGAGGAATGTCTGGTTTAATAATAATCTTTGCAATAAATGTAAGTGCTGTTGTCAGCTCTTCATCATTCATAAAGTCAGCAATCTCTGTAAGACCGTTGACCATCTCTATTGTTGTCTTTTCTTGTTCCATCTTTATATTCTAACCTATTAGTCCGTGTTTGTCTACTGGTATATTATTTTCTAGTCCTAGTTTATTATACAGGTTCCAGGCCTCTTGTATCTGGGGAAATTCGTGAAGCTTGTCTAAATACTTTTGAACACGATCCTGATATAGAACTGGATCAAGTGGGTAAGATTCTCCTGTGAATCTCCAGTCAGATAGTGGAGAGTAGTCAAAGGTTAGTATCTTTACAAACTCCCCCTCTTTCCAGGATCTCTTTGGTCTCCAGTGAACCTGATTAATTGCACTAAAAAGTATTGCGTCTCCAGTCTTTAGACTGTATGGCTTATTGTCAATGTAGATGTCCCAATCAATGTTGCCATCTAGCATATAGTTAAAGGTTACTATTGTTTCAGTATTGTCTATGTGTGGTGGTAGTGATGGTGCATACCGCCCTTCTCCGTGACGAAGATCATAGTCTATATAACTATAGTGACATAGCTTAATCTCTTCTGGATATAGGTGCTTGACGTGCTTGTCCATAGTCTGCTCTATGTCTGACGGAGCATCGAACTCTACCATCTCTCTAGACATGTGGACAACCTTTTTTGGGTCATGCCAATTCTGACCACGATACTCTTCTTGTCCACCAGGCACTAGATAATAGTTTGCTGATACGGCAAGCTTGTCATCAATAATTTCTTTGAGGGCTGAGATCTGAGACTCCGAGAATGGAGACTCTACGTAAATTGGCAAGCTCTCTGTATAGTTGTCTAATCCAGAAAGGTAATTCCACATAGGAACATCTTTATCCATCATATTTTCCATTCTGGTACATCTCTGTATACCCGTCAATTTTATGTTGCACTTCTTCAATTACTGATGGATCATATGGTGTGCCAGTTCTCTTCTTGAGATGGAAAAACACCATATCTACATAGTCGTTGTCTGAGAATGTCTTTCTTTCTCTCCAGTGCACCTGATGTGTTCCACTAAATGTTAATGCTTCATTATTCGACAAAACATATTTTCTACCCTCGACATATAGTGGCCAGGAAGTGTTTCCTCCAATTTGGTAATCAAAGGTGAACCTTGGCTCTGTAAAAGTTAGGTCACAGTGGGGAGTTAGGTTTGGCATAAGGACTGAGCCATCTTCGTCTACAACCTTTTTATATTTTGCAAACTGGTATGACTCAATCTCTAAGCCAGACTCCCCTGACACCTCTTCGGCATGTGCGATTATCTTTTTAGCTATTCTATATGGAAGATCAAAGTCAGAAACTGTCTGAGTAAAAGTCTTCATAAGGTATTGGTTGTAAGATTTTTCTACTAGCCAATAAATTTCTTCAACTTCTTCTTTTGACATTACTTCTTTTATAATAGCGTTTTGTTCGTTAAACTTCATAAACTAATTATACACCATCGATTAATTGCTCTAGAACAGACATCTCTATGACGGCTAGTCTAGTTTTAATTCCGCTATCACCAATTACAACAACAATTGCAGGATCATTTCCATTTCTGATGGCATCGGTGGTGGCCTTAGCCCAAACATCTCTGTTTAGGGTAAAGCTTTTGCCAACTTCCTTGAAGTCAACAGTAAAGTTTTCCCAAGACGCATCACCCTTGTGGGTGCCTCTGCCAGAGTTCTTGTGCTGCTTAGCCCCAAGCCTCTTAGATTCACTCGCTTCGCTCATAATCTTTCTTTGTCTTCTTAGTGTTCAAATCTACCTTGCTCATGTGCTTGTCTAGACACATCCAAGTTAGCTCTTTAGTTTCTGGATAAGATCTTAAGGATGTGACCTCTGAGCCACATTCCTGACATCTAAACTTTCCATGATATACACTATACTTCGCCATTGACCTTAGCCTTAATACTATCCTGAAGATCTACGTCTTCTCTTACACGATTAACAAATGCTTCTCTACCCTGGACCTTTGATCCATCTGGGAGGATGTACCAGGCACCTGTACGCTCTACGATGCCCATCATCTCTGCGGTGTCTACTAGGTCACCAACTGAGTCAATGCCTAATAGTCCGCCTCTGAAGTAGAAGTCGTATTCGCCAGACTGGAATGCAGGAGAGGTCTTAGAGAACTGAACTTCCCAACGAACCTTACGCCCTACCTTCTCTTCAATGAGCTTATCTCCCACCGCAATCTTGCCTTTAATTGCTTGGTTGTCTGACTCAGAAGAGAAAAGCTTGATAACTGTAGAGCTATAGAACTTAGTAGCCTGGCCACCCGAAGGCTGCTGACTTGTATACATAGCACTAATATTGTTACGAGATTGACTAATAAGAACAAGCATCGTTGGCTTAACTTTATTATTGGCATAGTTGAGCATCTTCCATGCATTACTAAAGTCTCTAGACTCAGCTCCAATTTGCTTTGTGTTTTCAAGTTCCTTAAGTTCATCAGTGCCCTTCTCAAAGTAAATAGCAGGTAGTAGCGATGTGATAGAGTCAATGACAATAATGTCAACTCCAGCATTCATCAAGGCTGTACCTACATCGACCATCTCATTAATAGTACGTGCTTGTGATACGATAAGCTTGTCTGTGTCTACCCCAAGATTCTTAGCCCACTCTTCAGAGTAAGACATCTCGGCATCGATCCAAGCACAAAGCTTACCCTCTGCTTGAGCATCTCCAATCATCTGAAGACATAGGGATGACTTTGCAGATGACTTGCTACCCCAGATAAGAACCTGGCGTCCTAGTGGTAGTCCACCGTTAAGTGCACGGTTTAGTCCGTGGCTAGGAGTCTTCTGATATTCAGTCTTGAATCCTACGCCATTAGACAGACGCTTACGTATGCGTGGATCCAGAGCCGCTAAGGCTTCTTCCATCGTGGTCATTAAATACTCTCCTCTACGAGCTTTGCTAGTTTGGACGGGTTGAACCCTGCCCATGAATCATTGTCAGTAATAACTACTGGGGCAGCCTTGAAGCCCAGAGATATAATCTTGTCAAAGGCTTCTTGGTTTTCTGTGATGTCTACGGTAGAGTAATCAATCTTACTTTTATCTAGAAATCTTTTTGTCTGGTCACACTGAACGCATGATGGCTTTGTATATACTGTTACTGTCATTAGAATTTTACTCCGTGTCTTTCTGGACGAGTCTTGTTATACCCAGTCTTTTTCTCAAACGCCTCATCCAACGATACGTTTGTATACTCATGCTCTACCAACCCAGCATATAGGTCAAAGGTACGGATCAGAATGTCTGCCATCTCGTCTGCTACCGCCTCTGGTCCATGTGACTTCCGAATAGCCTCCATAACCTCTACAGCCTCTGATACGATCATCATTAACTGCTTAGTTATAAAGATATCATCGACCACTTCTGGCCAGAATCCCTTTTCTACTGCTACTGAGTGTAGCTCTTCTGTTATATCCTTAAACACTTTCAACATCCTCCATAATTACTGTGCCATCCTTGGTTTGTCCAAAGGTAAAGTTATATGCATTACCCTCTTCAATCTTCATGTACGCCTTGGCAAATGACGTAGGAAATACTGTTACTGAGTGCAGGTCACGGTCTGTGTCTGCTAGAACTAGAGATGCCATCTTCTTGCCAGCCTTGGTAATACGTGGCTTAAAGGATACCACAAACTTCTGGTCATCCTTGTATGGCAACATTCTGTAGTTCAAGAACTTTAGGAATCCAGCCGTAGAGGTTTTAATTTCATCTACTGGCACTGCAGAAACAATCCTATTGTCACTTGAAAGAAGGATATAGGTGCGTCCTGCCTCAATCTTGGTATCCTCTTCATCAAAGATTCCTACTGACCCAGTCTTGTCTAGAATCTCTACACGACTCCAGCCCTTACCACGCTTAATACCCTTGACCATTCCCATAAGAATGAAAGAGCCCTTCTCTTCAAACTCTTCTACGTCATTGATAAAGGCGTGATAATGTGCTGGAACAGACATGTTAAACTCTGGCAAGTTTAGATACTCATATAGATTTTCTCTAATCTCTTCGTCATTGCGAGGATTATCCTCAAACGTTGCTGCACCAATCGCACGAAGTGCCTGAAGTGCACGACTATTAACGCCACTGCCCTTTGTAAAGGTGAACTCTTCTAGCTCTGCATAGGAATTAAACGGACGTGCTGCCATATACTTAGTAGCAATGTTGTCAGAAATGTACTTAATTGCAGATAGTCCAAATCGAATACCCTTACCCTCAATCTTGAAGTCAATGTCTGAATCATTGATGTGTGGTAGCTTGATTGAGATACCCATACGCTTAGCTTCGATCAGGTACTCTGTACGAGCATCCTTATCCTTTTCATTCTTTAGCAATGAGTACATGAACTCGATTGGGTAGTAGTACTTCAGCCAAGCAGTCCAGTAAGACAAGGTCGAATAAGCCACGGCATGCGACTTATTGAAAGAGTATCCAGCGTGGGCCTCAAAGTCCGTCCATAGGTCTTCTGCGGCTTCTGGGCGTAGGAATCTAGATGCACCCTTAACGAACTGATCACGATATGCGTCAAATTCACGGGCATCCTTCTTCTTGCCAATAATCTTACGAACCTTGTCTGCATCAGCCATTGTCATGCCACCCAGTTCGGTACATGCCTGCATAACCTGTTCCTGGTACAGAATACATCCATAGGTCTCTGCAGTAAACGCCTTCATGACCTGGTGGTGGTAGGAGATGTTCTGCTTGCCGTGCTTACGTGCGATGTAGTCCTTACCAATAGTGTTGGCAGCACCTGGACGCACTAGAGCGTTAGATGCAGCAAGCTCTGCAAAGTTCTTAACGCCCATCTTAACCAATAGGTTGGTATACGGAGTAGCTTCACACTGGAACACACCCTTGGTGTAGCCCTCAGATAGCATCTTATAGATGTTTGCGTCTTCCATATTAACCTTAAGTAGATCAATACGCTTGTTACCCTCACGCTCCTGAATAATCTTTAGTGTGTCCTGCAATACTGATAGGGTCTTTAGACCCAGGGCGTCAATCTTAATAAGACCAATACGCTCTGCTTCTGTCATGTCTACCGCCACAACTGGAATACGTTCCTGTGAACCAGGTGCAGTACGAGTTTCTAGTGGAGCAAACTTAAAGATAGGCTCCTTGGAGGTTACAACACCAGCAGCGTGAATACCTGTACCACGGATGCGACCACGTAGCTGCTCTCCATAAAGCTCAATCTCTGGATACTTTTCACGGAACTCCTCTGTAGACTTTGACATACAGTACTCATCCCAAGTATCTACAAGCTTTAGAACCTTGTTTACGTCAGCTAGTGGGATGTTAAGAACACGTGCGATATCACGAACAACACCCTTATCCTTAAACTCTAGGAATGTTGCAATAGATGCAACGTGGCGATACTGACGTACTAGATAGTCCTTAACTTCTTCACGACGTGAGTCTTGAATATCTGTATCGATATCTGGGAAGTCATTACGCTCTGGGTTAATAAAGCGGAAGAATAGAAGTCCGTGAACAATAGGGTCAATATCTGTAATGCCTAGTGCATAGCAGAGTAGCGAACCTGCAGCAGAACCACGCCCTGGCCCCACCATAATGTCTTCCTTCTTGGCCCATGCAATCATGGAGCGTACAACCAGGAAGTATGGACCAAACTTCTTATCCTTAATTACCTTAAGCTCTTCATCTAGACGATCTAGGTATTCCTGCTTACCCTCGAGTCCACGCTCTTTCAAGCCCTTGATTGCAAGCTCGTACAGCTCTGCATCTGGGTCTTGGTACTGAACTGGTAGCAAGTCTTGGTGATCCTTAATGTCATACTCACCAATCTTGTCAACAATCTCTAGGGTGCTCTCGTACATATCTTCACGATCGATACCCTGAGCCTTCATGGCGTTATGCATCTCTTCGTCAGACAGTAGATGAATCTCAAACTTGTTGAATGACATCTGACGGTCTTCACCATATAGGTAGTCTAGCTTGTCCATGAGGTTGTCATACTCTAGTGAGCCCTCGTAGGTTGACTCCTTATCTACCTTGTTTGAGTATGAGTTAAGGATTAGCTTTAGTTCTTGAATCTCTTTCTGCTTTGGGTCTGAGTGGTGGCAGTCTGGTGTGACTACTGGCTTTACCCCAAATTCGTCAGCGAGGTCTAGTAGCAACTTGTTAACCTCTGCTGGGTTGTGTGGCATTACCTCAATGTAGTAATCGTCACCAAAGGTCTTCTTGGCCCACTGAATGTGCTCCTTGGCAACAGCAAGGTTCTCTGCCTCAATAGCCTTTGCCAAGAATCCTGACAGACATCCAGAAGTTACAATAAGACCTTCCTTATACTGCTCCAGAATCTTCCAGTCAATGCGTGGCTTCTTGTAAAATCCCTCAGTCCAAGCAAGCTCGTTTAGCTTGTTAAGGTTCTCCAAGCCCTTGGCATTCTTAGCCAAAATAATTAGGTGGTTGTAGTTTAGGTCAAGGAGGTCGTTCTTTTCCTTCTTGTCTGTGTGATCTAGTCGATCTTTAGTGATGTATCCCTCAATACCAAGAATTGGCTTGATACCTGCCTCTTTGGCAGCACGATACATCTCACGGTGGCCAGATAGCGAACCGTGGTCTGTGATTGCGATAGCTGGCATTCCCAGCTCTACGGCACGGTCCACATATTCCTGTGGTGTTGCAATTCCGTCAAATAGCGAGTAGTGTGTGTGGACGTGTAGACCAGCGTAACTCATTTATATCCTTTGTTTGTTTTATATAATGTGTAAAGATTATGACATATTTTTTACACGTTGTCAATACGTGTAAAGCAAATGGGGGTACCATTTATAGATACCCCCACAGCTTTAGTGATTACCAATCAGTGTTGGTAGATGTGATCGATGAAGGACCGTCAAACCCAAAGTAGAATGCTTCCTGCTCTGAATAAGGAACTTCACGAACAACCTTCTCTAGGTTGAAGAACTCGTCTTCGCCCCACTTGAAAGGCTCGGTGTCTGGCTTGCTTGGTAGCAATGTGTAGTTGGTCTCAGTTCCCTGGCCATTACGCTTTAGCTTCCACTCTAGGTTAGAGATTGATCCAGTGTCTAGGGCATACTCACGAATGTTATTAAAAGCAGACTGCTTTGAAATACCCTGTGACCATACAGCAATGTATGGGTCCTCTGTGCCATCGTCTACTAGCACGTTGCAGTAGAAGCGTAGGCGTGAACGCCAACCCGACTTAGGCTCCTTACGAGCCATCTCACAACCAAAGCAGCGACCCTCTGAGTCAATAGTACATGCTGCCTTACGCTTGAAGTCCTTTGGGTTGGTGTGCTCAGAAATGACTACAGAAAGACCACGGTCTTCTGAGTAGCTTGCTGAATCTGCATCTAGCTCTTCAACAAAACGAATCTTTGCTGACTGTCCGTCTGCCAACTTTACCCAGCGGACCTTTGCTCCTGTGTTCTCATACTTTGGCTTATCGACTAGTGCACCGATATCTTTTAGCCCTCTAATTACGCTCATTATTTCTCCTTGTTTTTTATAATGGTTTATTATTGTAGCATACTGGCAATTGACTTGTCAAACGATAGGTCAATACTTTTAATTGCCTCGTCTGACATGTCGCCAATATCCTTATATTGTTTATCTAGTTTTATAACGCTAACACGAAAGCCAAGACGTTCAACAATCTTGTCTTTCATATTACCGCCTGCTTCATCATTATCAGCAATAACAATAACGTTATTGAAGTATTTTTGTAGTAGGTCTGTTTGTATATTGGACACGTTGGCACCCAATGTAGCTACCGCTGGAAATCCGCACTGGTCTAGTCGAATAGCATCGAAAGATGATTCTACCACATAAACACGGTCTGCGGTCTTAACACGATTAAGATTGAAAAGGGTTTTGCTCTTTGGCAATCCAGGAGTATTCTTAAACTCCTTGCCCTCGATAGAGCGACCAACAAAACCAATCTCCATGCCATCTGGAGAGTGGACTGGAATAGTCACCATGTCTTGCTTTTCAGAGAACCCTAGTGCAAACTTCTTTACAGAGTCTTCCGTAATGAGTCTGCCAGAGTAATAACGCATTGCACGTGGCGACTCTAATGCTTGCTGATTTAGTCTCTTAATTAGAACTTGGTCATACTGGGTAAAATCTGGCTTAACATAAAGTTGCTTGTTGATTTCCTGGGTTAGGTCTGACCCAGTCTCTTTACTCTTAATAAAACGAACTGCCTCAAAGTATGATCTTGCTGAGGTGTGCATCACAAGCTCGACCAGATTAGCAACGTGCTGGCATGAAAAGCAAAAGAATGTGCCGTTAAACTTATCGACTTCTCCAGCAGGAGAGCGAGAGTTATTGTGGAAAGGGCAGAAGATAATATAGTCAGAGTCTACTTCTGATTCAACTGAGATTCCTGATCCTGCGATGACTCGCTTGATTTGCTCTGTTGTATATATATTACCCTTGTTCCGTCTATCCCCATTATACATTCGCTTTTTCTTTTCCCTATATATATTCCATGTACTGATAATTTAAATTCAAAATATTCTTTATCTTCATTATAGCTTATTGTGAAGTCTGGGTCAATGTCTATTCTTGGGGCATTCCCAGTCAGACGCATTTCCATAGTCAATAATCTAATATATTCAATTTTGAGCCTGGCTATAGATGCCTCGTCGTTAATTATTCCTTCGAGGCTAAACCGCTTGATAGGCTTGTGATGCAAGTTGTCCATAAGTAATTATAACTACTTATCTTCAAAGTCCTTGTACTTGTACCAGCCCTTGTCAAAGTCTGCCTGAACCAAGAACTCGCCCATAAAACCATTACGGTTCTTTCGGAACACGCACTCGATAATATCTGAGTTGGTGCCACGGCCCAGGGCTAGTACCCAGTCAGCGTCATATGCGATCTGACGGGACCATGCGGTCTGACCTAGGGTAGGAACAGTATCTAGCTTGTTAACGTCATCTGGGGTCGCTGACGAGATTGCAATGATAGGCATCTCTTCACCAATAGCCATGAGCTTTAGTTCACGAGAAAGATTCTTCATACGAACAGTTTCGTTCTCTGACTTCTGGTTAGGACTCATTAGCTGTAGATAGTCTACAATGATGAGGTCTGGCTTATACTGGTCAATCTTTCCACGAATAACTGATGGAGTAACTTCTCCGCCAGAATCATTAGATATAATGTGGAACTCTGGCTTACCAGCAAGATCCTTCTTGTGCCAACGCTTTAGGTCATCTAGATCGATCTGTCCATCACTTAGTTTACGGTGTGACCAAAGGCCTTCACCCATGATTGTAAATACACGGTTACGAACTTCTGTCTCACTCATTTCAAGAGAGATTACTAGTGGTGACTTTCCAGCCTTCCATGCCTGTACCGCAAAGTATAGGGCCATCCAAGACTTACCAATACCTGGGTAGGCTAGGAATACACCAAGCTGTCCTGGCATAATACCAGCTGGCAGGTAGTTGTCAAATCCAGCAAGGCCAGTCTTAATGCCAATAGAGCCTAGCTCTTTTTGCTTTTGCACATTCTCGTAATACTGAACTGCTGACTCAAGGTCTGTTGCATCAATATCACGGATAGTTGAGGTGTTTTTCTTTAGCTCTGATGTCTTTGTAATTAGTTGCTCTAGAGCCTTTGTACCCTCTCCGCCCTGCACTTCTGATGCAGCAGCTCGTAGGATATCCTTTAGGCTATCGTTTAGATATTCTACCTGGAGCTCCTCTAGGTGATGCTTGGTTGCACCAATACCTTGAACTGGCTGGAAGTCACGAAACTTGTCCACTACAAGGCTCACTGGTGGGACGGTACCATTATTCTCAGAGTAGTTTCTGATGAAAGTCCAGATATCGTTGTGAGTTCTTAGTAGAGTCTCTACGTTTGCCTGAAGCAACACGTGAATTTGTTTGTCAGCAAGTACTGCTGAGATTAGTTTTGATTCAGTATTATTCATTTAGCCACGCTACAGCTGCCTTGCGACGCTCAGCTCTCTCCTCTAGGTCTCGTTTATAGTCTTCTCTTGCTTGAACAATCTTGTCAGCATAGTTAGCAAAGTATTTCCAGGTTGGAGTCTGTGCCGTGCTGAAGTAATATTCTAGCAGATCGTAGCAAAAAGGTAAAGTGTAAGATTCAATGAGTGCATCTGCAGCCCATTGCTCCACATTTAAATTTAATAGCGGCTTCTCTTCGTACCTAGCAGTGTGAAATTTGCTATAGCGTGAAAGCAAAGCCATTCGGTCTTTGCGTTCTACAGCCATTAGTCTTCCTGGCTCTCAGCGATCTTCTCTGCCAGCTTGGCCTCAACATACTTATATACACGCTCGAATGCATCATTGGTCATTTCTCCATCTCGCTTGGAGTCTTCTACGCCAATATCAATGCGTAGCGATTGGAAATTGCCTAGGTTTAGTGTGTACCCTAGAGATACCTTTACTTTTGTTTCGTCCATACCCATACCTCTTAATTAAATTGATTCGCCCCAAATGGGAATGAATCTTCCATCTTCTGTTCTCGTATAAGTCAGTATACCATCGCCCATACGCCTTGTCAACTCTTGACTTGAAGGAGTTATAGCATTAGTGATTAGCTTATCTGCTCGTGGTCTGCCCATATGATAGGAAGCAAGTATATCACGAATTTCTCTTACCTGCGACTCTGAGTAGTATGATCTTACCTGCCAGCCTCTTGCCCCACCCTTTTGACTACCAGTTGGAAATGGTATAACCCCACGCTTCATCAGGGATGGCATGTACTTCTTATGCCTATTGACCAAGTCTGCTGTCTCGCCAACCGTGAAGGCTCTTTCACGATTCTTTTTAAAATCACTAATTAAACAGCTTTCGATTCTATCTTGAATAATGTTATAAACAGACATAATGCCGTTAGACTTGTTTAGGTGATACACCCTGACTAGATCGCCATTTAAAAACCAAACTTTTTTATTTCCAGGAATTACTGGTAAAGAGTTATAGCCTTCTTTTTCTATGCTACCTTTTTTGATAGACATTAAAGATCCTTAGTTTGGGATACCTATGATGACTAGGTTTACGGCAAGGGACAGGTCACCAGATGAATTGAACTTAACAATTCCATCTACTTTTGAAGTGGTTACATTCTTAATAACTACGGTAACATTCTTTCCAGCTTCTGTGGCATTACCCACGATTACTGGTGTAGCAGTTACGATTGGAACATACTTAAATTCTCCACCAGTAAACGAGTATGAGAATGACTCTTCAGTTCCAGTGCTAACTGTTGCTCCAGACTTAACAGTCACGTACCCAGCAATAATTCTAGCCTCGGAAGCCTTTACACTTTGCTTAGATCCATCTGTATCAATTGTTACGTACTTATAGGATGATGGAGAAACCTGAGATGATAGATTATTTACTGCATTAGCTATATCTGACAGATATGTCAAGTCTATAGGTTGCCCTCGTTGTGGTAGTGGAATTTTAGCCATAGTTTATTATACCATTAAAGCGTGTGGTTAGTTACGCTGTATCTTAGAAGGGTTCCGCTACTTCTTGCAACTGGAGTACTTTCTAGGTAAACCTCTATAGAAAACCTATTTGGTGCAGTAGCCTGATCTACCCCAGCCTTAGAGTAGGTTGTCGGAATTACAAATGTTGCTGAATTTGTCTGGGCTTTGCCGTCATATATCCAGTCTCCACCATCGGCCTTGTCCCATCTTACCCACACCTCATAGTCACGTATTTTACCAATTGAATTGCCGTCTTTTTTAATCTCTACCTTATCCCAGACTACTGAAAGAACGGTGCCAGACTTAGCTGGATCAGATATATTGCCATTGACGTAGGTATATCCTGCATCTATAAAGTATGTTGGTGACCAGTGGGACACTCGGTTTCTGTCTTCTGATACTATCCTGTATCTAACTCCATACCCACCAATATCTGAGTTAATGATTGGCAGATCTTCGTTGAGTATTGTAACCTTCTTGACTACGCTATCTGCCATTATTCAACACCTATGGCAAACCTGAACTCAATAAAGTTAGTAGTGTTAGACAGCTTTGTGACTGTCTTAGCATCAGTATTTCTAATTACAGAATATCCAGTCAGACCGTATAGTGGGTTAACTGTTGACTTATTATCTAGTCTTAGTGCATCTAAGAATAAGTAGAAGTCCTCTGATGGAGTGCCATTCTTAATTACTGATGCGTAAACCTTTATTACGTCTACGGTATTCCAAGTAAATCCTGCACTCTTATAAAGATCTTTAATGTCTTTAGAGACTACGACATATCTACTCTCGCTAAAGTCATGCTCTCCTGTGCCAGTTCCATTGTCTAAGTCTACTTCAAATCTTGCGTACTGCCCATTTGCATCATTGTGAACATCTGACGAAGAGAACTCCAAAAGAATTCTAACTGAGTCTGGGGCTGTTCCGTCAGCATCCTTGCTCACTACAGAGAAAGCAAACTTTAGCTGATCAGTTGGAGAGTTTTTATTTAGATCAATATTTATTCCAGTTAAGTGTATGTGGCTTGAGCCTACAGCTGGCTGCAAATGATTATCGACTACATTAAGCGTAGATGATGTGCCAGACATTGCTATAACGTTATTAAGAAATCTGCAAGACTCGTATCTCGCTATTCTAGAACTATCGGTAAAAATTCTATTATCTGCGTTTGTCTGGAATACTGGCTTGCCGTATACTGGATCTCCAATGACCTCACCGTGAATAGAGTTATCTCCATTGGTTCCATCAAGTGGCTGATAGACAATTGGTATTGCTATTGCAGTAGTTGGATCGTGGTATTCCCAAGCTTCGTTTTGAGTGAAGGAGTAGATCATCTTGCTGTCATATAGTCCAGCACTTGGATTAGCACCTGCTGAAAAAACTCCCACCTCAGTTATTTCGTAACGCTCTTCAGTTGGAAGCTCTCCAGTAAAAACAATCTTTGATATGCCATCTTCATTGACATATCCACGAGAAATAATTGGAACACGGAACATCTCAAAGTCTAGCTCTTTTTTACCAGAGTAATCGCCTAGTGGTCCATCTGTAACTATTGGAGTTGCTCCACAGCCAACAGCAATATAAGAGGCATAGGCTGGTGCCTGACCAATTAAGTATTTTGCAAGAATGTCTTTGCCAGTATTAGTAATCATGATTATCCTTCTTATATTGTATCATTAAGCAATGACCCTCTAGTAATTATTTGAACCTCTACCTGCTCGTCGCTAGCCATATTGACTACGTTTATAACCAAGTTTCCATTTACTGGATCTAAGTATACAACTGGCACTGTGGTCTCCAGATCTATACCCTGCGTTGGCACATGAGTCTCTAGCTTAATAGGGAAATTCTTAAAGTAAGAGTCTGATGTATTTTCTAGGTTTAATATGTTGTTAGAGTTATACTGAGAGTTGATGTCTGACAAATTCTTGATTGGTTTATAGATTACATTCTGACCATTTACCATATCGTTTCTAACAATATTGATAATCTCTTGACCGCCAATGTCTTCGAATATCAAATCAGACATTAGCTCTACTGGTAGTGAGTCATTGTTTACCAGCATGATATCTGGTCTAGCAATCTTTACTGCTGCGGTTGCTGCAGATATCTTGTTAGACTCTGGCACGTTTGGTGTTGCAGATACCATTAAATTACCTCACTAAGATATACTGTCATTTCTGGACCATTTGACTCTCTTGAGAACTCTGTACTATAAACTACAAATCTAGAGTCTGCAGGAGACACCTGGTCAAAGTCTGACTTGGCTGTGTACTTGATTCTTACGATGTCGCCCAACTGTATTGTTGGCATTGAGAATATCTTCATTCCAACAGCCTTTCGTGGCTTCATTATCTTTGAAATGATCCAGCCCATAAGAGCTTCTGCGTCGTCGTGGCTCTGAACATATGGCACATCCAAAACAAAGTCTTTTTTACCATAGGTGGATCTACTGTTCTTAATGTCGTTGTACTCTTTTTCCACAACTAGTGGAGAAGTAATAGTAGATGTTCCAACCAGTTCTGGATTTGACATATCGCTATTTTTCAAGAAGTACTCATCGACGGTTAGGTCGTGTGATGATGCTTGAGTAAATGTCACGCCTTGAATCCTTAGATAGTTTCCACTAGACTCATCCAAACTTAGGACTGTATCTGTTGCATTAAATATTAGGAACTCTGCACCATATGCACCTGCAATAAAACCAGAAGTAACATAGCCCTTCAGGTTGTTGTAAGTTGGAGAAAGCTTTGCGTATAGTGCTGGATATGCCTTGTCATATCTAATATTGAAATACGATGCTTCACGCATAATTGTTCCAAACTCTTCAAAGTAGATCTTGTACTCTGGTGGCTCAGAAGGTTTAATTCCAGCTAAGTAGGTTGCCTGAACCATTCCGCTCATTGCGTACTTTCTAAATGATTCATTAACATTTATTTCGCTGTCTTGGAATATGGCATTAACTGGGGTGTCTAAAACGTATCCAGTATTCTTGCTATAGTTATTGGTAATTGCATAGATATTCTCAAACATGCATCGTGCTGATCCTCGAACAAAAAGTGCCATGTTGTTATAGATTGGAAGTGGATCTGTATCGTCTACTGTAGCAACTAGACTGTTGTTGATGTACAGGAAGAACCTTCTTGTTCCAGCAATTGTCTCATACTCTACCGCCAAGTCATAGACAGTAGTGGTATCTTCAGCATTCATTCTTGCCTGGCCAGTAAACTTTCCGCTGTCAACTACAATCTGTGTCAGTCCAGCCCATAGTCTAACTGGGATGGCTTCGTCAGAGTCTTTTGTCCCAGAGGCTGCGGACTTCTTTACCTTATAGAATATGACGTTGTAAATGTTAGAAGAGTCTGTGTAGCTATCTGGATCGTTTTCTGTTAGGGCAGCGATCTCGAAGTAGTATCCATTATTTGTTTCTGGGTTAAGCATAACTGCTAGTCCTCCAGAAGCGGCATTAATGTTAATGTTCTGATCTGGAGATGACCCATTGACTACGTAATATGACGTACTTCCAATAGGGGTTTGGCCACGACTAGCGTTATTCTCAATCTTGCCAATAATCCTCATTCTAGTTCCGAAGTGTCTATACTTTTCTGTCAGAGGTTTGTAGACGTAGGAGATAAAGTCCTTCGACAATGGCTTTTCTGTAGTAGCAAATGATGGTCCATTCATTACCAGAGCTGAAGACTGAATAGTTCCAGACTGAGTTGAATATCTTCTAGCCAGATCGACTTCGCTAACGTATGAGCTGCTCATAAAATTCTTTATTAGGCCGCTACAGGTTGTCTTGGCTGCTAGCAAATTATTTACTCCAGCTGCCCCCGTTGTGGTTGCTGGAACTTGCTCATCGCTGAATAGGTGCGATGACTTCATTGAGCAGCCTCTTAGGTTTTTAGGGTCTGCCCAATATGGGTCTAAGCCTGCTTTATGAGCAACAACAGTTGTCCCAAACTGACCACGACCATGCTTTGCTATCGACTGTGGAATGGTTACACCATTTACAATTTTATAGTTTGGCTCTGTGTAAATTCTCACGAGTCCCGTTGGGTAAATCTTTCCATTAAAAGATATCTTGGAGAAATAGTTCTGGTATTCCTCAACACTAGATATCCAAACATTGTTATCTATGTAACCAAGTCCAGTTGACTCTGAGCCTGTTACTGATGGGACGTTATACTGGACTGCGTCAAACTTTATGACCTCGCCGTTTGAATAGAAGTATCCGTTGTAGCGACTTAGCCAGTATACGCCCTCTCCAAGATCCATAACGTTATTTTGAATTTTTCCAGAGGCAACATAAGGAACTGCTGCTGAAAGATCTGAGTTCAATGGGATAGCACTTAGCACGTAAGATGACTGATTAGATAGCTCATCATTAATAGACTTGGTGCTATTTTCTCCAGCCACTTCCCAAAGCAGAACTGGCTTATAGGTCCAATCCTTGTCTCTGTCTACTAAAGATGCCTGCTTAATTGATCCATATGTTCTTTGAATATATCTGGTAGTATATGTAATCTTTCCATCATTAAACACGCTATTCTCTTCTGACGATATGTCAACGATGTTTGACGAGTTAACTACCCTGCCAAAGCTTCCAAATGCAGTCCACGCTGACGCAGTATCGGACCAAGAATAAATCATATTCTCAGATGTTACCAAGAATCCTCCTGGCATTTTATTTGGTGGCAGCTGATCAACGTGACCGACTGAACCAGAGTAGGAGATTTCATTTCCAGATGAAGAAACTATTACGTCATTGCCATAGAGTACAATGTCAACGTTTCTGTCTGACTCTGATGGCATGATGTATCCTTTTGTCATCATAACAAAGTTATTGTACTCGTCAAAGAACATGGCTGTCTGTGTAGAAATTGCAATGTCATTTAGAACCTGTGCGACTGTTTTATCTGGACCAACAAAGAAATTAGGAATTACTGGGTCCTTTTCTTCTGGTGCTCTCTTGAACACATAGTTTGAGAACCCAATACTGTCTAGCAATAGTGAAACAGCGTAGCTAACTGAAGCATTCTGTATAAAGATTTGTGGGGCAGTTAGGGACTCGAAGTAGAAGAACATATCTCTTAGCTCTATCTCTATGGCTCTGTTTGAGTTATCAACTTTAGGCAGAGTATCTGAGTATAGTGTCTTAATTGGAACAAAGTAGTCTACACTAGTTTGAACAGACCCATTCTGTACAGGAACATCTAGGATAGACTCATAGAACTTTACCTGCATGTTTCTCTTAGCATACTGACTAATAATGCTAAGTGAGTTATTAGGATTAAAAGCTTGGTCTGGATCAAATAGGCTGAGGGTTCCAGTAGATGCTAACAGTTGTCCGACTGGCATACCGCTTATGCCCAAGTCTGATGCTGATTTCGTTACACTGTATGACTTAGTCATATCTGATATATCTGCAACTAGTCTTGGAGACATTTCTATTAGGTCAAAGGTTGAGTCAAACTTATTCATAGTTTCAACGACTACCCGAATACCCGAAATATATTCAAACTCTCTGTATGATAAGTAACCAGTTCCTGGGTCTAAGTATGATATTGGAGAAGCTAGCTTTGTTACAAAATTGGTTGTTCCACTAACAGCTTCATTGTGTAGGTGCCAATCATAAGTTGGAACAAAAGATTCGAAACTGTTTGAATCAGAGTTCCAAACGTAATAAGTTCCAATACTCAAGTCATTGTCTTTTACAAGATAAGCATGTCCATCGGATGATGTTTCTGGTAGGGTCAGAGTGTTTGGAAGCTCTGCAATTTCCTTAAAGTTATCCTGATGCTTTTCTGGAATAATGAGACCATAGGACAGCTCTACATAACCATCGTTAGATACGACTGGAGTTCCATCTGGTCTGGTAGACATTTGGTTGAATGACTTAGCATCTACCCAGCTGTTACCCTTTAGCACCTGGACTCTCCACTTTACTGGAGTGGTTTTATTTGCGTCTCCAAAAAATGGATCTGAGAATGATCCAGAGGAATCTGAGAATGGGCCAAGGTCAATACTTCCAACATTTGTTTGCATCTTAAAGACAAGTCTGTTGGCAGGAACCTGATCCTTGTACACCACATAAGGGGCAGCATCGTCTATATAGAACTGACCGTTTACCTGGTGGCTTGCGATTCCTCGCTCGACACCGTCCTCAGTTCTGTAAGATGTCCAGTACTTAAAGCTATCATTGCGATCGGACATGTAGTACCTTGGTCTTTGTGCCATATTGGTGTTTGTGTGGTGTGTAAAGTTATTGTTAAAAAATCTAAGCTTGTTAATCCCAGATCTTGGTCTGAACTTTCCAATGCATTCCTCTAGCGAATAAAGAGTTCTTTCCTTTTCACGGATTGACTGAAAGGCTAGTGGCTCTTCGTTATTATCTAGTCCACCATCGATTTTAATATCTGAGTTGGTTGCATTAGTATAAAAGTAGCCATCGTCATTTACGTCAAAGCTGTTGGTAACATTCCTATAACGGTCTTGACTGGTTGCAGTAGGTCTATATCTATAGTTGCCCACAGCCTTAGCATTTTCTAAGGAGTTTAGATTCCATTCCGCTAAAATTAGAGACTGAGACTTTATTACTGATTCTGTCTCTAGATGCTCTTTTAATTGATCATCTACAAACATTTAAACCTCTTCCAGAGATACTGATATGTCCCAAAGGTCGTGATTGCTTCCGCCACGCTTTACTACTGAATAGTTAAAGTCAGTGATAAACATCTCCACTACTTCATTATAGACTCCAAGCTTGTTGTATGCCGCATCAGAGTCTCCAAAGTTTTTGTAGTTGTCGTATGCCAAGAATACCCAGAACGACCCCTTGTGCTGATTGTACCAATCCAAAAGCTCTGCACCACCTGCACCGCCATCAGTAGTATACGATGTATCTGCAGAACCTGGCTGGCCAGAATTAGTGTTTGACGATCTTCCGCTTATGGGATTAAAGTCTGGATTAGTTGAGAAAGATCTGGATGGAAGCATTGTCCAGCTCAGAGACAGGGTTGCCTTGTCAGCAATGTGATACGAACGCATACGACCATTTACCATACGCTCACGCTTTTCAATTCTTATTGAGCCAAAGTCTAGAGAGCTACGGTTGTCGTCGGAAAGAATTAGAAAGGTCTTTTCTGGTGTCTCTCCTACGATAGAGGATGTGTCTGCCCCAATCTCGTATCCATATGGAACATAGTTTCCATTAGAAATAGTTCCAGCATTTTCAGAAAACAAAATAGCTTGTGGTCTTTGATATTTCTTTCTACCAGTAGTTGAATCTACACCATATAGATATCTTGAAGTTGCCATTACAGTCTATTTCCTCTTAGTCTCTGTGAATCAATCTGCTTGATCTGTGTCATTACGCTTCTAGCAATTTCATCTGCATTTGCATCTGATCTAACATTTACGTTCAATTCATAATTATACACTGATTCGCCAGAGTATGTTCCGTTATTTATGGCCTTTAGCTTATCTACCCCAAAACTATCTACAGAATACTTGCTCATGACGAACTCTCCTGGAGTTAACATTGCTGGAACTATGTCTGTTCCAAGTGGTGCCCCACCATTAGCAAGGTACTGAGGAATAATTCCACCCATAGACTTGTATGTGTAAACAATGTCGGTTTTAGCAGGAACGAACTGTGACCCGTTATAAATTCCAGTACCAGGTCTAGTGGTTGTTGTCGCTATAACTGTCTTTCCATTTTTATCTACAAAAGAAGTTTGGTTAGCAGCCAAAGCAGGCTTAGTCGGTGCAACTGGCTTAACTACTGGCTTGGCGGCTGGCTTGGAGCCACCTGAAGTTGAGCCAGTGATGGTCTTTGCGGCAACAATACCAGAAGCAGACTCTGTTCTAAACTTTTCTCCGTCAACTGTCACAGTAGAGAATCCTGAAGGACTTCCGACTGGACCATTCTGGGCATCTATAACTGCCTTCGCAGCAAGACCCTGAGCCTCCTTTAGTGCAGAAACATAATCCCATGCTGCTGTCGCTGCTAGAGCAATGTCGTTCTCCAGAATTTTCCACTCTCGCTCTTGTAGTTCTAGAGACTTAAGTGCTGTCGCCTTGTCAACTTCCTTTAGCCTAATACTCTCATTTGCTGGCTCAAGTCTCTTTTCCTCAATATCAAAGATCTCTTGCTCTAGCTTTAGAATCTTAGCCTCAATGTCTTTTCTGGTCATCTTAGCACCGTTGACTGTAGCGGTCAATCCGCCAAGCTCTGACTTACGAGCATCGTCCAGTAGCTCTCTCTGTGCCGATATAGCATCCTGAGAACCTCTAGCTTGCTGCTCCTGGATTGCACTAGCTGCTGCAGCGATGTCACCACGAGATAGTGCATCAGCGATAGTTAGCTGTCCCTTTTGTGCAGCAAGAATCTTTTCGTTAGCCTTGGCAACTCTTTCCAGTGCTTCTGATCTTAGGTCATACTTCTTGTTGATCTGATCTTCTGCCCAGCCAATTTGTGTTAGTCCAGCCTGTAGGTCATCTAGGCCACCAGCTTCATTGGTCTTCTTTGCAATCTCGTTCTGTGCATCAGTCACTGACTTCTGGAAAGCCTCTGTATTAATCTCAAACTCAAGCTCTAGCTTGTTTCTCTTTGCATCCCAGGCTGCATTAGCCTCATCGAATGTCTTCTGGAACTTGTCTGCAGCTGTTTGTGCTTTTGCCAAGTTGTTGTATGCTGCAACTAGGTCTAGAACTTCTTGCTTGTTTGTTGAGGTGGCGATTGCATTTGCAAGTGCTGCATCCTTAGAAACTTCCATGGCATCAGCTGATGACATTCCAGCATTTTTAAGCATGTTAAATGCCTTTGCAGAATTGATAAGGTCCTGTCTCTGCTTAACTAGGCCAACCTGGTAATCTCCAAGAGATATTTCACGAAGACCACGAAGAACTGCCTTACCATCTGCCGTCAGTCTGGCAACTGCCTTAGCCCCACGTCCAGATATTGACACGTATGTCTTCTTTGCCTTTGCATCTAGGCTATCATAGAAGTCTAGGAACTCTTGAGATACGTTCTCTCTCTTAATTAGGTTTTGTTCTACACCCGTAAAGGAAGCTATGTTGGTTCCACCAGTCTTGCCAACTACTCTTCTAAGCTCCTTGATTCCGCCTGCAGCATTAATGCTTGCATCACGGATCATCTTGAGTCTATTAAGAATATCGTCTAGTGGGTTTGCCTGCTTTGATCCAGTGTCGCTAGGGGCTGGGTTAACAAAGTCGTTTACTTTTCCATCTGCTATGGTCTGGTTAGTAACTGCCTGAGCATTCCAGATGCCATATTGAGCAAGTCGAACTGAGTCTGGAGAATTCTTCCACTTTGATCCAGCACCATTTTCCCAATTCTTGAACTTCTCATCTGTGATGCTTGTAGTCTCTAGTGTGGTTGCAAGTACCTGAGTATAGACTTTTCTCTCATCATTACTTAGCTTGTTAAAGTATTCGAGATCCATATTGAGTGCTTCCATCTCTTTGGCACCAAGAACCTTGGTAAGGACATCTACTGTTAGCTCTCCCTTAGTATCTCTAATCTTATCGAACATATCGTCTAGTCGATCTGCAACCTTTGGATTCTTCAGTAGGTAGTCAGTTACAACTGCAGTATTGAGAACCGATCCAGACTGAGACACCTTCTTGTAAAATTCCATGGTGTCTTTAAACTCTTCTGGAGTCTTTGCTTGCTTAATCTTCATCAAGAAGTCTGTCTGAACACTTTCAATTGGCTTCTTAGTTACTGGATCGACGAACATTGATGTTAGCGTAGACACCTCGTTTGCAGTGGCACCACCATAATTTGTAGCTATTCCAATTACAATGTTTCTTGAAGCCTCTGACATAGACAGAATGTCTATCATTTGGGCTGGGTCAATAGCTCCTGTAGACATCTCTAGTGTAAGCATATACTTCTGGTCAGCTGAAACATTACTATCTTTAATTCCAGTTTGTGCTAGAGCTGCTACATCTTCCATTGCAGTGTCTTTATACTTCTTCTTTACCGCTTTTTCTGCACCAGTCTGAAGTGCACTCTTAAGCTCGTCGCTTTGTGCATTCTTGTAGGAATCCATGATTTGCTTATTAAGCTGACCATTTTCCTTCATCATGGTCAGTCTTGCAGTTGCAAGTTGACCTAGAAGCTTTTCTTTTTCTACAAGATCTCCTGCTGCGTCTGCTGCAGCAATTCTCTTTTCGTATTCCATTTCAAGCGAGTCTGAGACTTCCTGCTGTTGCTCTAAAGCCATTTTTTGGATTGCTACGTTTGCTGCTGCAGCTGTTCCCATTGCTTTTACCTGCTCTGTGTTTCCAGCAATTGCACCAGTTATTCCACCAGAAACTAGACCAA